GTCGGAGCGTCCGTGGAACGCGAGCGCGCCCCGGTTGCGGAACTCCAAGTTCGGGGTCTTGTTCGGGGCGTACATCGCGGTGAGCCGGTCCAGCCCGGTCGGGATGACGTCACCGTCGATCGTGGACGCCGCGATCTGGTCCAGCGTGTTCTGCGACTGCTGGTCCAGCTCCGACCGGGACGCGAGGTCATGCCGGACGCCGAGGTTCGCCCCGGTGCCGCGGTACACGCCGTGCTCGATCATCCCCGGCTCGTGCCGTTCCAGATGCCGCCACACCACGTTCCCGTCACGGGACAGTTCCCGCCAGAACGTGACCGCGGCGAGCCTGCCGTGCTCCCACTCCGGCACCGCCGTGTCCACGTCGTGCTCGGTGAAGAACAGGCCACGCTCACGGTCGATGACCCACCGCAGATACGTGCCGCCGAGCGCGGACTGCATCGTGGCGGAGCGGTTGAAGCGCTGCACCGCCGTGTCCGACATGAACATGTCGTTCAGCACGCTCGACAGGCGGGTCGAGCCGTCCATCATGAACGTGGGACGGTCGCCGAACAGCAGACCGGCGCTGACCTCTGCGATGTCCGTCGCGATCGGGACATGCAGGCGAGTGCGTGCCTCGCGGGCGGGCTGCTTCCGGCCCCAGAACGACGACGCGAGCCGTGCACCCAGGTTGCGGATGCCGTGCGCGCGGGTCTGCGAGACCATGTCCCACTCCTGCGCGTTCGCGGCGAAGCCGCCGTAAATCTGCGACAGCCGCTCCGGGTTGCCGACCAGCCACGCGTCATGCACCTCGGCGACATGCAGCACAGGGGTCAGGTCCTTCGGGGGCCAGGCCGTGTCACGGTCAGGCAGCATTCTGGCCCTCCTCGTCGAGTAGTTGCAGGTACGGGCGCCATAGCGGCTCCGTGGTCGTGATGATGTAGCGGGCCGCGTCGAGGGAGTGGTCGTCGGCCTTGACCGGGGCGTCGTGGCCCTTCTCCGTCTCCTTCGGGTCCCAGACGTATCCGGGGGCCTCCTCGATCCAGCCCGCGCAGCGGTCCGTGATCAGGAGCTGGTTCGTCTCCAACAGGGTTGCGACGAGCTGGATGCCGTGCTGCACGGTGTTGTCCGCGTCGGTGACGCCGGGCACCTTGTCCTGCACGAGCTGCAGCTTCAGCGACGCCGCCGCAGGGTCCACGACCACGTACGGGACGTCGACCCTGCCGTGCCGCTGATGATGCGGCGCGGCGAGGAAGCCGCGGATCCGCTTCGACTGCTCGGCGTCGGTGAGGGTGTGCGACTCGGACGGCTCCGACTTCCACTCGTCCAGCAGCACCAGCCGTGGCGACGGCTCGGCGGTGAGGGCGAGCATGATCGCCGACGTCGGGTTCGTGGTGCCGTAGTCGATGCCGACGCCGAACACGCGCGCGAGCGGCGGGCAGTCCTCCCAGCGGATGACATGCCGCCCGCCGACGTCCGGGTCGAGGTGCTTGAAGATCGCGCCCTCCGCAGCGACCCACTTCCCCAGGATGAACCGGTCGTACCAGAGGCCCGTGTACTCCCGCTTCAGGGAGGTCTTGTACTCCTCCGTCAACGTGGGGTTGTCGTCGAGCTGGAACTGGAAGTACCGCCAGTCGGGGAGGTCGTCGAGCCGGTCGAGGTAGTTCTTCTTCAGCCAGTGCATCGGGGCGTCCGGGTTGGTCGTCCCGAACAGCTGCGCGCCCGGCGCGGACATGCGCGCGAGCATCTGCTTGAAGAACTCCTCCGGGATGACCGTGACCTCGTCCACGTAGGCGGCGACGACGGTCATGCCGCGGATGCGGGACTCGGCCTTGGAGTCGTTCGCGCCGATCACGTTGACGCGGCGCCCGAGGATCCGGGCTGTGGCCGCGCCCTGCCGGTACTTCACCTGCGACGCGATGAACGCCAGCTCCGGCAGGTTCTCGATCGGGGCGAAGAAGTTCCGGTAGATCGAGTCCTTGTTCTTCCCCACGATGACCAGCTCGCCGTACGTCGACGCCTGAGCGACCGCCGCGAGGAACCGCAGGATGCTGCTGAACGTCTTCCCGGACCGCACCGCGCCGTCCCACAGGTTCACGCGCCCCGTCGACGCGCCAACCGCGTGAACCTGCTTCCTACTGAGCGCCACCGGGAGTCCGGTACTGCCAGCCCTGGTCGATCGGGCCGGGCAGGTGCAGCTTCGACTGGATCCGGCGACGCTCCACCATGCGGAGCCACTTCCAGCCGTGCGTGATGGTGTCGACCGGGCGCCAGGCGAACCAGCGGTGCCACGGGCCGACAGGGTCGTAGAACATCGGCGCCGGGGTCACGATGCGTCCTCCGCGTCGGGCAGCGGCTCCACCTTCGGGGCCGCGACCTCCGTCGCGATCTGCAGGAAGCCCAGCAGCGCCGCCTTCGCCTGCTCCGCCCCCGGATCGCTGTTGTCCGGCAGGTTGTACAGGCCCAGCAGCTTCGCCCGCGACTCGATGATCTTCACGACCCGGTCGATCGCGAACAGGTCACCGGCCATCGCCGCGTTCATCGACGCCATCTGCATCTCGTCCAGACGACCGAGTTCCAGTTCCCGAGCCTGCTCCGCCTGCTCCCGAGGGATGTCGCGCAGCGCCTGAGCGACCGCCTTGTGGGCCGCGCCCTTCGACGCGTAGCCGACCTCGTCAGCGACCTGCTGGTAGGAGTAGCCCATGGCGCGGAGTTCGAGGGCTTCAGCGCGCTTCTCAGCGGCGGTCTTGCGGCGTTGGGTTTCCGTGGCCATGAGGTTCTCCCGTCTTGGGATCAGGTGGTGGTCCGCGGACGGCCCCGGCGTCTTGCCGGGGTGGTTCCGTCCGCGGTGAGGGGTCATCGGCTGTTGCCGCTGGACCCTCCGGTGGCGGATGCGGCGCGGCTGGTGTTGCCGCTGGCTCCGCCTCGGGCGCGTCGGATGGCGCGTCCGGTGAGGCCGTTGATGCTGTTGGCGATTCGGCGCATGGGGTGTTCCTCCTCTCTCGGGGTCGTGGTGGTGTCCCCGGTGTGGGGTGTTCGGGGTGTGGCGCCCTGCGCGGTGGGGGCTCGCGGCCCCTTGTCCCTGGGAGGGGCGGCGGTTCGCGCGCGGTTGGCAGGGCGCCACGGCATGGGGGCGCCCCTGCCCTCACGGTGGGGTCACGTGGGGGCAGGGGCGGGTACGGGTGCGCCCCCTCGCGGTGGAGGGGGGCGCGGTGGTCACCAGTCGACGACGTCGATATCGGACAGGGCGATGATCGCGGCGCAGTGCGGGCAGCGGGCGCCCTGCTCCTCGATCGCCCAGTGCGGGGACGGGGCGGAGCACTCGCAGTCGGGACAGGCGAGGCGGGGCGGTGTCCACGTGACGCGCGCGCTCATCGGGTGCGCCTACGGGGTGAGTGCTGCTGCTGCACGTACTCGGCGCAGCGGCGGCAGACAGTGGCGCCCAGGACAGTGTCGACGGCGGCGGGGGCGATGTCGCCAGCGCCCACGCGGCCACAGGGTGCCACGGGGTCGCCATCGTCGTCCCAGCGGTCGGGCCAGGGCGCGACGTAGTCGGGGTAGTCGACGTACCACCACCACTCGCCAGGGGTGACGGGGGCGGGGGGCGGCGGTGCCAGGGGGTCGCTCATCGGTCGATCACCTCCGCGGCGCGGGCACGGGCGGCAGCGGCCCATGCGGCGTGCTCGGCGGGCTCGCAGTCGGGGCACGGGATGCGCGGGAACTGTCGAGCGGCGGCGGCGCTGCTCTGCAGCTTGGCGGCGTCGGTCCAGGTGCGGATGTCGGCGCGGATGTCGTAGCGGGCCATCGGGGGCTCCTAGCGGGTGGGGGTTGCT